ACCACCACTACCACGACCACTACCACGACCACTACCACGACCACTACCACGACCACTACCACGACCACTACCACGACCACTACCACGACCACTACCACGACCACTACCATTGTCACCACGACCACTACCATTATCACCACCACCATCACCACCAAATTCGCCCAATAAACCGGCGCCGTCATATTCATTCTCGTCTTGAGCGATCAACTCTACAGTGGCGGCGTGTGTTTTATGCAGTTCCCCATCCTCAGTTCTCACTTCATACCAGTCATTGAGGTACGACCCCGTGATTACGGCCGTCTTGCCCTGGAGGTCATGTTGCGCCACCTCGTTGAATCGAACGGCATTACCTATATACAACCGAGGCTGTTCGGATCTAAGGAGCGCTGGTGGTGGTGGAATCAGTGGTTGTGGTGGTGGTGCACCCGAACCAGATGAGCCCCCAACACTACCACCACTACCAGCACTACCACTAGCAGCATTTGCACTACCTGCAGTATTATCACGAGATGTTGGTAGTTGTGCTGGGATTATTTCTGTTGCTAGGTCCACGTCGTATGCGGCTTGCAACATGTCTGGAGCATCTGGAGCAGTATTCTCATAACGAACGTACCACAATGGATCAGGCGGTTTATCAAAAAAATCAGTCGCTTCCCAACCACTATCATATTTTTGTATTACTTTTCCTATCCTTTGTGATTGTTTTGATTTAACCCAAGACCCGATTTCAAGATTTTTAAGATCACTATTAATTGTGAACATGTGTTTTTTACATTATAACAAACATTTTAATAAACAAGTTTCCAGTTTATTTTTTTTTTCCCACCGAAAAACACAATGCTATGTAACAACGCCATTATGGTGTTGAACGTGCGCGGAAGCGTGAACGGCAGCGCCACAAAACGAGATATAACCCCTTGTTCCCGTCTCATGTGTAGAACCGCCTCTTCCGGTGTAAACACAACACGCTGATCCGCAACTCCAAAGTACCGCCGCCATATTTTTTGCTGGAAAAGCGCAACCACTTCCCCCCGTACCAAAATGCCCAACTCGTTGTCGCACGGAAATAAACTCAGGCTGCGGTCCGTGAAGTTGGAAGAAGAGCGTAGCATCGTGTGACCATCTTGCAGCAACATGTTAGAGTGCACCTTGATGTGGCGCCCGCGCTTCCCCGGCTCGCGCATAGTTCCAATGAACACGCGCTGGCGGATAAACGAGGCGGTGATGCCAAGTCTACCCAGTTCCGCGCGCAGGTGGCCGATGGACCAGTGCAACTGTTTCCCGGACGTCCATGAAATGATGGGCGACTCGTCAATCTGGTATTCGTTTGTTAACAACATGAAATGAAAACGGTCCGTGTTCTGGTTCTGGAACGCACGATGAAGACGGGCACACACCGCTGTGAGCACGCCATTGTCCGTCGACGCGGCACTGATGCACACTTGAGATTCCATGTGGATACAACTTCGCGCGGAATCAATAAGGTGCGTAATCAAGCGATGTTCCGTCACACCACCCGAAACGAGCGGGAACGGCGCACTGCGTTGCACCTCGTGGAAAAAGTTGTTTTGCGCGAAAGAAAGCATCGCGGGTGTGCACGGCACAGACACGCTTGTTTCGTGCCACGAGTAGTTTTGCACCCCGAACTGTAACCAGCCGGTACGCTGGCTGTCCACGTCTATCCCTCCGAGCATGAATCGCCGGCCATCCACGCACACATACTTCTGGTGGTGGTTCGAGTAGTGTTTGTTGTTGCACACGTATTTGGCAGCCGCGGGCAGTTTGCCGTCGCCCTGTACCGCACGCACTTGCGCACCGGGTGGTAGTTTTTGCCGGAACTCCGCCAGCGGCAGATTGCAGTACGCGGTCTCCGCGTTGTAGAGTATGTACATGGCAACGCGTCTGGTGGATAGCTCACGGAAGAGGGAGAGCAGTGTGCGGTTGGAGCCAGCTAGTGGCTGTTTCAAATCACACAAAAAGCTGGAAAAATATACAAATTGGGTCGCACTGTCAAACAAACGCATTAGTTCCGTCGCCGACTCCACGCCGTCCGCACATAGTCGAATCATAACTTTGTGGTGACGTAATGTGTTACTTTTACCACCATGTATGTATTTTTCACATTACAAAACGTAGTATCAAACGATGCAGCGCCAGATTTTGCGTTCGCGTGTTTCTAGCAACGTGTTAAAATAAAGAATAGAATAACATATAAAAACAACGGGTTGTTGTTAGGATTACCACAAACAACACATGACTTTTTTTCTGCTGCCCACAGTCATCCTCGGGTTTTGTGTGTTGTGCGCCGGCCCCTCGGCTCTCGATGCAGTGCTCGACCATGTAGCCGTGATTGCCATGCTGTACATCTACTATAAGTATTACTATGAAAAATGTAGATTGAGTGCCGATGATAGCGACAGCATAAAATCTGAAGACAGCTTGTATTCCAGCGATTCGGAGTCGGAGGAGCAGTGCAGCGCTTCGTTTTCCGCGACCCATTCCACAAACTCTTCTGATGTAGACGACGCATCAGAGGATGTGGTGGAGGACGACGGTGACGAAAATCCGCGCACACCCGGCGTAGACAGCACAGAATTCCCGATGGATGTGAGGGGATTCACGGTGCACACGCAGCAGGCCTTGGATAGAATTAATGATTGGTATCACTGGCTGGATGATTCACCCCCAGAAGAGCCGCAACCACCATTGTCAAGGAATGAGACTCAAACACCGTCCGTGGTCCAATTGTGTGCAACACACATTACCGTCGCGACGAGACACTCGCTGGAAAACCTATTGTACAAAGTGTACAATGATAATTGTATGTGGGAATTGCTCGAGCGTGAACCCCGTAAAGACACAATGGAGCCGCGGTTAAACCCTATCGTGGATCACTGGCAAGAACTCGTGCGCAAATTGTTTGTCGAAATTGTGCGGTTTGACTTGTGGGTAGTTGGAAACATTGCACAAAAACAGCACAAGTACAGCTATGTTGTAAACACCCTGATTCCCGTGCTCCTCAACTACCCTGACATTTACACGAGTCCCCAGTTATTTAAGTTTGGAACACACAATCAATTCATGAAGGCTGTTCTTAAAAAAATGATCGAGTTCGTCAACGACCACGGGATGCTCGAGTCACTGCTTGTCATATCCAGCATTTTTCCGCAATTGGTGCGCGACGACTGCCACCCTCGAATAACCGCGGACGCGTCGTGTCGCACAAGTGTATTCGTGATGCAACAGCACAAAGATTTCGCACGGTTGATTGGGAAAATACCACCCGCTCTGTTGCAACGCTTCGAATTGTAGTTGTGGTGTGCACTAGTAGTTGTAATAACAGTTTTAAAGAAAAACTATAAAAACTAAAAAGGAGCCTTTACAGCGTTTGTGCAAATGCACGGCGAGGCGGAGGAGCACGGCTGTTGCCAGTTGCCGCTTATGGGCATGCACCGTTTAGAGTCTACGGTGTTGCGGCGACAGTCCATGTGGCTCGAGCAGTACGTGTACGGCGAACTCCACAACGGTGTTTTCGCGTAGTAGCTGTTCGGCACGCGCGCCGCGTAAACGGGGTAAATTTGAAACGGAGTTTGGTACATTTTTATAGTAGGTCGTCGGCAACACTCTCCACACAAACACTTTTTAATATATACACTTGTTTTTTTTTATTTGTGGTATGCTAGTCGTTTCTGGCTAATGAAATCGTCGTGGATACAATTTAATAAATGAAATGTAATCTCGTTCATATCCGTGACTGGCCAGTGCTTCTCAACGTCCATGTGCAAAAACGTCGCCGGCTCTCCTCTTTGCGTGGTTAAGGTGCGCACCTTGCCCACAACGCAGTAGTACTTGTTGTGCATAACAATATCCACGGCGGACTGGTCGGCTGATTTATAAAAGAAACACGCCATTGAGCCCGTTGTGTCATTCATGACGATGATATCCGACAGCGTGTTGCGCGCGGCACATGAATCGGCGACTGCAATAATCTTTACAAACTGCTCCCCATTGAACGGTCGTAGTTTGAGCTGCGTCACAGTCACGGGGATCATTGCGAAAGCTGGTAACTAATAAAGTGATTTTGTTATCTAGGAACTTTTGTAGGAACTTTTGTAGGAACTTTTGTACCTATTGTAGTATGTTACATTTTGCTACATTTTTACATGTTTTTTAGTTTATAAATTATTAACAGTTTCTTTGATTTCGTTGATTGCCAGAGAATGCGCACGCAATGTTTCCTTGAGTTCATAAAAGGTTGACATGTACACCAAATCTTTCTCGCGTAATTTATCTTCAAATGCCGCAACCAACTGTTTTTTCTCGTACTCGTGCTGCTGCACAATTTCAGCAAGGGTTGCAGTAGATTCGGTCACTCGCGTCTTAACGGGTAAATAAGGTTTAATAAGAGGCATGACTTCTGTCGCTAGCATCATATGGGGGTACAGTGCAGCCGGGTGATGGAAATCATTCACCGACGATTCCCGATACATGATACACACTGGTTCGTGATTTGCCATTTTGAATTTTAATTTGAGTTTATAACTATACAAACAAATTAATAATCACTTAGTCGTCTTTACTACCACCGGCTTGTCGACTCGACTCGTCATCGTTATACAGAGCACTAACAAGGGACATGGGCGTACGAGTCGCCGTACTACCCATGGGTCTCGGAGGTCGATTGATATTTGGTCGCCTAGGTTGATCATCCGTGGATGCACGCATTCCTGTAGTACTCGTCCGGCTGGCCACGTCCGTCACTATCACAGACGGCGGGAGTTGCGTCGCGGGTAGTGGTGGTTGCGTCACGGGTAGTGGTGGTTGCGTCGCTGGTAGTGGTAGTTGCGTCACGGGTAGTGGTAGTTGCGTCACGGGTAGTGGTAGTTGCGTCACGGGTAGTGGTAGTTGCGTCACGGGTAGTGGTAGTTGCGTCGCGGCTCTCAGAGGGGTTGTGTTACCGTTATCATTTACTCCAGCCTCGCAATTGATTTTGTCATCCGTGGATACTTTCAAATGCCTCCCGTGTGCGTCATAAAAGGATTCTATAGTTTCTTCAGCCTTTTGTATTTCTAATAAAGTGCGCTCAATCAGCAGGTCAAAGGTAGCGGTAATGAGCTGATCCCCCGCGTAGGTTTTACGCAAGTTGCTTAGCCCCACGGTGGCAGCCTTGAGTTCGCGAGCCATGCTCGTTACAAAGCCGATGCTCGTATGCGGCGTGGGTACCGCAAAGGCGTAGCGGTCAGGACCCGAAACAGGCGTGTACGCATGCTGCACCATGTTGATGTAGGTGCCCAGTATACGGATGGCGTCGTTAATCACGCTCTTTAAATCGTCCATGTTCACCCACCGCGTCTCCCCCGAGATCCACCGGTAGATCGCCTGTGCCCATCCGGGTGAGTAGATTGAAAAGTTGTTGTTGCGCAAACACAGGCGCTCGCCTTCTGTCAAGGTCGAGACCACCTTTAAGTTGATTATAACCTGGTCTGTTTTGTCAAGCGAATTCATCCAGAAAGCGGTATCACGAAAAAACAAATGAAAACTTGAAATTTCGAGTTGGGTTTTATGCTTATGGAAACAAATTAAATTTGCAATGCTGATCACTTTATCCGTTTTGCGCGTGGTGTGTACGCGGGGCGGATGAACGCGATCGCGGATGAACGCGGACGTAGAGTTTCGAGAATAACATTTTTGAATTGTAGTCCGGCGTCATGCGGAAAAACTTTGTGGAGTTGTTATTATATTCTTTCGGAACTAACAAAACACATACGTTGCTGATATAACGTTGCTTTTTTTAACCTTGCTTTTATAATACTGGTATTACAAAAACAAATCAACTATGGAAAATGCTCTCCAAAAACTACAAATGGAGCCCCTGCTGAACAAAGCCATTAAGGGGGCGGCCGTCGGAGCAGGCATCGGGCTGTGCTGGTGGGTAGGCAAGCAGTTGCTGCCGACAGCGCCGGAAACGACACCCTTTGCACAGATCGGCGCCGACGCCAACCAGCTTCTCGCCTCCGACCCTGAGATTCGGGTGCTCTGTGAACGCTTCAAGCCATACGCGCGGTTCGACGAGGAGAGTTACGCCCAGCTGCTGCTCAACTGGTCCTACGTCATCAACCTCTACGTCCAGTTGTGCCGCGAAGAAATCAAACCGAAAATGTCGCACCCCCGACTTGTCGCTGGCTACTGCAGCCAGATTGTTGAGGCCATTCGGAAACTACGCGCTCTAGTCACGTTCCAGACCAAAAACAACCCTTCCAGTCTGCGGGACTTTGACGAGATCGCGGCGGACTTCCAGAGAAACATTAATCAGTACACGCACAACGTAACTAAAACGGTCGAGTATCTACAAATCCAGTAATTGTCCGAGAATAAAAACCACAATAAAAAAAAAATAAGTTATTATTATTATTATTTTATTATTAGCATGACTAGGTAGGATTATAGCTAGGATTATGTATATGGCCTTTTCAAGTGTTGCGCGGGGAGAGTGGCCGAAACTCTTTTGTGATGGTGATGTTACTTGGACTCAGCGGCACGAACTGCAAAAGTGAACGAGCTGTGCTGTGAATGTAGTTCGTGGAGGTTGTTGCGCGACGGTTGTGTGTAGTACCATAATCGTCCAAACGATTATTAGAAGAACCACTCTTCGCGCGCGCGTTTGTCGTCGTGGGGGGTGCCACGGCGGGTGCCACTGAAGTGGCGTTGGACAGGGGCATCGAGGTGACGTTCGAGGTGATGTTTGTCGCTCTGTGACGATTCTTGGGGTGTGCGTGAGCATTATTAACATGTCCCGTTACGTCGCTTGCCGACGGATGGCGAAGCCATACCGCGCTTTTTTCCAAGGGGGTAACATGTTGCAATGCTCCCACATGTTGCAATGCTCCGACAATAAGCGGACCCACGCACACATCCCCCGCGTCAAACATTGGCTCCACCGTCATCGATGGCGACAGTTGCATCGGCAGTACACGCATCGCGGACTCATCGCCACCACCATCACCATCACCATCGCCATCACCATCATGCAGTGGTGTCGCAATGATGTCGCAACAGCCCGTGCCCCCCGGCATCAACATGCCCATCATTAGGTTTTCCGTGACGCCGCTAATCTTGTCGTGCGTACCAAAGGCCGCGGCGTTAATCAGCACATCCTGCGTCTCCTCAAAGCTGGCGTGGTGATACGTGCTACCGCCCAGCTTGTGCATGCTGTGCCGAGTCATCGCCGTCAGCGTGCCCGACAGCGTCATCACATCCGCCAGCAGTTGCAGGTGCCGCTCGTTCACGTACGCGCCATCAAAGGACAGCACCGCGCGGATCTCGTCCATCAGCACGTGCTGCGCCGCCTCGATACCCAGCACGTCCAGCACCTCATGGATGTCGTTGCTAATCGTGCGGCACTTATCCACGAACTGCACCCCCAGCAGCGCGCGCAAGTTGGTGCCGTCCGTGTCCGCCATCCACTCCTTCACGCGCACCAGCTGCTCGTCCACGCCCACTTGCGCCACCTCCTGCTGGTGCACCATCACACGCCCCAGACTAGGCACGCCGTGCACCGGCATGTTATCCAACAAAAAATCATGAATCGTCTTCAGTGACGCGTACTCCAGCTGCGACCGCTCCTCCTCGTCAATCACGCCATTCATGTCGCTCAGCAGCGCGTCCAGGTCGTCGATGCGCAGCCGAATGCACCAGTTCAACATGTTCACCTCGGAGCACATGATTTGCGCGGTGTCGCCCATGTACGCCTGCAGCGCGCTGGCCACGTGCTGCACATCCAGGTGGATGCTCGCCAACACCTCCCGGTCCAACACAAACCGAATTAACCACTTGGTGTACACCGGCGGCGGCGTCTGGCGGCACTCGCGGTACAGCATGCTGTACGCATCCACAAAAGGCCGGTCCTCCACAATGGTCGTCGCCCACATGTCGCTGTCCAGCTGCACGCTACTCGTCAACACCACGCGGTTCAGCAACGTGTACTGCAGCGCCGCCCCGAACGCCGCGCTCATCTTTTCATTGGTGTTGTACGGGTGCTCGAAGAAAATGCTGGCCGATGGCGTCTTGATGTTGCGCGACGTGTCGATCAGCTCCTTCAGCCGCGGCACGCCCAGAGTCACCGCTTTCTCAGCCACCCCCGCCGTGTGGAACGTGTTCAGCGTCATCTGCGTGCACGGCTCACCAATCGACGCCGCGCCCAGCGTGCCCACCATCTCCCCCGGCGCCGTCAACGACTTGCGGTACATGTGCACCACCTGCTCGGCGCACCACGCCACCGCCGCCACGGGCAGCCGGTGCACCAGCAGCAACGTTCGCAAACCCAGCAGCGAGCGCAGGTACGCCAGCGTTGTGAACGTCGCCGTACCGCGTCGCATCGCGCCAATCTTCGTGTAAGCCGCGCGCATCAAGCACGTCACTTGGCCCGGCCTAACCGCGTCGGTGACGGCCACTCGCGCCACGCCAAACCGCGTCACAGCAGTACCCAGCAGCCGCTTTACGCAGATGGTCACGAACACCGTGGCGTCGGGCGCGTTGTTCAGCTTGCACTTGGCGGCGCGCATCGCATCCCTGTCCGCGCGCAGCTGGCGAAGTTCGCGTCGCAGCGCCGCCTCCCACTGGGGCCACGACTCAGCCGGCGCCGCGGAACAGCCCTGCAGCTCGGGCAACGTGAACGCGTACTCGTCGCGCAGCTGCTGGTTCGACAGCGTGAAGGTGCGCAGCGTCTGCTTCTCCACGTACACCGCGTCGAAGCTGTCGCCGCCGTAGTAGAACTGCACGATCTGGTCCTTCGTGTTGCGCACGGTGTGGTCGTACCGCACCTGCAGCCCCTCCTCGGCCTTGACCAGTCGCCGCTGGATGTAGCCCGTCGACGCCGTCTTCACGGCCGTGTCCACCAACCCCTCGCGCCCCCCCATGGCGTGGAAAAAGTACTCCTGCGCCGTCAGCCCCGTGCCGTACGAATTGGCCACAAAGCCGCGCGACTCCGCAGTGGTGTCGCCGCGCGCGTAGCACGGAAGGGTGCGGTCGTTTACGTCGCGCGCGATGCGGCCGCCCTCCACGCTCTGCTGGCCCACGCACCCCAAAATCTGCGCAATGTTCACCGCCGACCCCTTGGCACCCGACTGCACCATGGTCAGCACGTTGTTCGTGGGCGACAGATCTTGCTGCACCACCGCCCCCGCGCGGTTGAGCACGCCCGTCATGAGCTTCGTCATGCACCCCTCCATGAGCACAGGCAACTTGTCGCTGTGACTGGCACCCGCCAGCAGCTTGTCACCGTACGCCAAGCACCTGTTGATGGACGCGTTCACCTTGTCGTGCGTCTCCCGCTGCATCATGCAGTCGCCAATGCCCACGCTGAACCCGCGCACCTGCATGAACTCCACCAGTATGCGCTGCGCGTCGCTAATGAAGTTCGACGCCACGTTGTTGCCAAAGTCCTTCACCAGCACGTGGATGATGCCGCCGGCCGACGTGCCCATACTCTTCTTGCACAGCGAGCCCGCACACAGCACACCCCGCCGGATCACCACGCACCGCTCCTGCATGTCCAGCACCCCATCCTTCTCCAGCTCCACGCCGTCCGATGTTCCGCTGCGCACCACCATCTGCAGCGAGAACACCGGCAGCAGCAGCGAGAACAGCTGCTTGCCCGTCCACAGAGGGCGCGGCTTCAGCACGGCGGGCGGCGGCAGGTTTAGTTGTCCCGGCATGCGCGGATCCACGAACAGCGGGTACTTGATGGGCATCACCATCTGCATGATCTGTTCGCGCGTTAAAAAAGTGTCCCTCTCCGTCAGCAGCATCACCGCCACCAGCGAGTCCTGCACCAGCCCGATGATCGGCTTGTTGGACTGCGGCGAGATCAGCTGCGTGCGCACACACATTAGCTCTTGCGCTTCAGCTACGGCCTCCACCGTGCGCAACACGTGCAGGTTCATCTCATCGCCGTCAAAGTCCGCGTTGTACGGCGTCGTGTCACAAACCGGCAGGCGGAACGTCTTGTCTTGGATGATGCGCACTTGATGCGCCATAATGCTCATGCGGTGCAGCGACGGCTGGCGGTTGAACAACACCCAGTCGCCATCGCGCAAATACCGCTCCACCACCCACCCTGTTTGCAGCTTAAAGTCGTGGCTCTTATGCTGCTCCTTGTACAGCGTTAAGTCCAGCAGCGTGCCGTCGTGCATCACCACACCTGCAGCGCCAAACAGGTGGTCGGGCCCGTTCTTCACACGCTGCTGCAGCTCCGCCATGTTTCGCTCGTTCACGCGCTCGGGGTACGTCAGGTGTTGCGCGATGATGCGCGGCACGCCCACCTCATGGATATCGTACGTTGGTGCTGGCGACACGACGGTGCGTGCCGAGTAATCGACGCGTTTGCCGCCCAGTGTGCCTCTGAACCGCCCCTTTTTGCCTTTGAGACGCGCAGGCACCAGTCTCAGCGGCCGGTTGCTGCGCTGGCTGCCGTTGCCCGTGGCCGCGGGCGCGCCTGTAAGCGAGTCATGGTGCATGAACTGCACGAGGTGCTGCTGCAGCACTTCCCACGCGTTTTTGATGGCGGGGGTCAGCGGCCGCATGAAGAAGGGTTGCGTCCCGGTGCCAGCGGTGCTAATGGCCGTTTCTAGCACAAGGTTGGCCTTGATTATTTCTTGAAGTTTCAGAGTGATGTCGTCCTGGCCGCGCGCACGACTGCCGTCGGTGGCCATGATCGACGGGCGCGAAATGGGTGGGGGCACTTGTAGAACGGTGAGGATAAGCCACTCGGGTCGCGCATACACGTGATTGATACCCAGCAGCTCCACTTCGTCGTCTGGGATAAATTTGAGGATGGCGCGGGCCATGGCGGCGGTGAACGGGCGAGACGCGAACTCGAACTCCTGCTCACTTTCGAACTTGTCCTTGGCGCGAAACTCCGTCTTGATTTGACACGACGCGCGGATCTGCGTGTACTTCGCCTGCGGCCCGTTGCAGTGCATGCAGAAGTGTTTGGTTTTACACAAATTAACAATCGTGTTTAACCGGTCTTTTGGGTCGCAAGTTTGGAATCGGCTGTCGTTCGCCCGCGGGTCGTGCGCGCAGTCGATGAGCAGCCGCGAACAGAAAAAACAAACACACCGCAAAATTTTCACCACGATGTTGATCATGGACACGTGATACATAGGTGCAGCCAATTCGATATGGCCAAAGTGACCGACACAGCTCAGCACATCGTTCTTGCATGTACCACACGGCAAACGGCGGTCAGAGGTGCCCATGCGCAGGTCATTCAACCCACCAAAACTCGGCAGCTGGCGAACGTAAAGTGTTGTTTTGGTGACGTGCACAACCGACTGGCGTTTCACTATTTCCGGATTTAGTAGTCCAAATTGGATGTCAGTGACGCGGAGCGACGGAACAGTTTCAAGTAAAGAAACACACGTTGTCATTTGGTGTATCAATTATGAGCAAAGAAATACACACAAACACGTTTCTCTTTTTTTTAAATTATTTATTTTGTGAATTTAATATATAAAATTGTGGAGCGCAAACACGCCAGCCGATCGTCCCACTCGTCTCGTTTACACTTAGCCACGCACACCACATTAAAAAAAAATTACGGAAATGGGTTTGGTGTGCATCCCTGCAACCCAATTGTTTGTTGCAGCATGATTGGCGCAGGCAAACCCTTCTTTTGGCATTTGGCGTGTCCGAGTCCGAGGGCGTGGCCAATCTCGTGGTTGAGCACGTACGCGCGGTAAGCTGGTAGAGACAGCTTGGACCGGTCGTCGTTGTACTCACGGTGCCACCGTGCCTCGTTGATGAATATTTCACGTGTGTCCATATTGCACACCGATAGTCGTTCATGCGCAAAGTTGGGAAACATGGAATCCATAATGTGCTGCGGTGTTAGTTGAATAGTGATGTTCAGCCGGCCCCGCGGGCTAACGGGGCGTGGCGTTTGTGCGATAACAAATGCGACATTATTAAACTTCATCCATCCTTTTGGGTGCATGATGAGCGGTACGGCAATGGATCTGAACATGAGCGTGCTGGTGCGACATTCGGGGTGTGTGGCTAAATAAATGGTGTATTGTTTCATGCGGTTATTTAATGTAATGTATTATTTTATAGCTAAATAAGTAAAACACCCACACACATCGTATATATCTAAAAAGATGTCGTCCACACCCTTTGAGGAATTTCGAAAGCTAAGCAAAGACTTGATGAAGCAAGTTCAAACGGGCAGGTGTGCGCACATTTTAGATTTGTTGAATGTGTACATGGAGGCCATTATAGTTGACATGCCGTCTGTGTTTATCGCAACCATAGAAATCATGATAGGCGATGTGGAAAAGTCCAACACGGCAAAACTCGTCGTGGACGTAAAAAAAATTCTTGAGCACAATAACGCCATCAAGAAGTTGCGACAACAGGGGCACCAAAACGACCAGGAGTTATTCGTCTACTGTTGCAACAACGTTGTGACGCCCTTAGTAAAAAAATTGGTGATCGAGCGCGAGAGTCACTTACAGATGTTAGGTAATATTTTGGGTATGCTGGCAGAGGCTAAAGGTACGCATTCAAATTTTAAACGGATGGTTGAGGCGATGTACAACGATCGAGAAACAAGCAATCACCAAAGCATGGTGGAAGAAGCGATTATATTACAAGAATGCTCTTGAGCTGATATTTACTCCACTTTATTTCACCTCCCGCTCCCCTTGTTGGCGTTCGAACAACCAATAAAGTGAATTTATGAATAAATTAAACAGACTAATAGAATAAAACCGATATGAATCCGCCTGCTCCTGGACTGGAAAGTGCTGTCAGTCTTACAAAATCCACGGGCCCCCCCCAGAAAAATGTGTTCACGAACAAGAATGCATGGAAGTTTAAAGTGGCGCTGGTGATGTTGGCGGTAGTTTTTCTGTATTTTACAATTATGCAAATGAACAAAAAAAAGAAAGCAAGTCTAAACATTGAGGTCGTGAACAAAGCAGCGCCGGCAGACGAAAAACAGAACAATGCACGACAACACGGCGAACACGCTAGTAAATAAATAAACACGACAGTGTGTTTTATGTAAAAAAAATGCAAAAAAAACCACCCAAGGTGGTTAAACCTTGGGTGGCATGTTGTTTAAGAAGAGACAATCAGCATAAGAGACACACAGAATAAACACTTTGTCTTACCTGCTTTGTGAGATTGAGTCGCCAGTCTTCGTTCGCGCCAGTCTTCGTTCGATAATGTGAGATTGAGTCGCCAGTCTTCGTTCGCGCCAGTCTTCGTTCGATGTTGTGCACTGAAGTCTTCGACGAGCTTTAATCCAATAGTTGTTCCCTGATTGTTGGTTCAGTCGGTTGGTTCAGTCGGTTGGTTCAGTACGTCGGTGTCAGTGAGATTAACGCGAGATAATACCGATGATGATCCGAAAGCGATGCGCCGAGAGGAGGTCTTGGCTAGATGGAGTCTTGGCTGGAGGTCTTCAGTAGATCCGGGGAGAGAGAGGAGTCTTTGCTAGATGATGCACGTAAAAGTCTTCGCCGGAGTGTCGCCCACCGTCCTAGTATGTCTCTCGTAACAAAAAAAACAGTTGTCAATAAATGCTCAACTGAAGAATCTCAACAACATAACAAACAATAAACTTACTTTACTTAAACTTTACTTTAATGTTCGCTTTTGGTTTTTCTTGCGTGCGCTTGGTAACTTGCGTGCGTATTAACCTCGACATATAGAACAAACATCAGTATAAGCGGATCAATGTCGTAATGTATGTATCGTACCTGAGGATGTCGGATGTGTATGAACCATGTTTTTAATGATAGGAACTATTTTAAATAAAAAGTCACTTATTTTTTACATTTTAAACGAATACTTCTTTTAGTTGGTCATTACTCTAAATTTCAGACGACTTCTTGTTTTATGTCGGAGTCTTCTATTGACGAGCTAGTGAAAGAAATCGATGCTTACTTTAATGCGCATTCTATGCCAATACCAGTGGTGGAGAAACAACGACCAAGCGTGGTGGCTGCAACGACGGATCAGAAAGCAAGCGTGGTGGATGATGGTGCAAAAAGGCAGCACCTAAAACACGGACCGGAGACAAAAATATTAACGTCCAAAAGAATTCGGCCACAATCAGTAACCGTAATGTCCAAGGTTGAAGATGGTACTGAAGAGTTGGCGTTTCCTAAACGCAAGAAGTTGACACCTAACGCGGAATACAACATACTGAATCCGGTGCTTAAAAGTGTAGAAAACGAGCTCTGTTACACACCACTAACACAACTGTACAAGATGTATAAGAGACAACAACAAACCAACGCGGAACAAGACGAGCAACAGGAGTTTGGTAAAAACTTTTTAAAAAGTGTACAAGATGATCGTGACTTTTACGTGCCTTCATCAAGACCAAAGTGGGGAAGAACTCAGGCGTATATAGACGAGTCAAAAAAAGCAGACGAGGCGTTAAAAAAAATGGATAAAGAAATGCAAGACGATTATATGGCTTGGTTTGGTAAGCCTTTGGTAGCAGTGAACGATGAGCGTGAGTCGAAAAAGAGTATCTGATTTTATACAAAAACTTTTAAAATAAATAACGTGATACAAAAATCTACCTATACAAACAAATGAACGCCCAACAAACGTGTCCACCAAGAGTATGCTCGAAAGGATTTATATGTAAAAAATATGCTCAGCCGTGCAAAACAAGCGCGGACTGTAAGCCTGAATCGTGCTGTGTTGTTCTAGACCTCGACATTATTGATAGCAACATTCCAGGACGATTGCTACCGGAAGCCTCTATCCAGTTATGCGGAGATAGCTCGAGCCTTTATTGTGGTAGTGGCGTATGTGGCCGAACCGTTCCAAACTGGGATAACTATGTTTAAATAATTATGCGCGTACAACCAACTCTAAACTCATTCAATTTAATTAATCATTGCTGCGTTTTTTGAACAAAACAGGTGTTGCCCGTGGGGGAGCAGCTCTGTGACACATTGTTGCAGCACACTGGAGGCGCCGACGTATCCGAGTTGCAACACGTTTGGCTGGAAAAGCAGTCGACATCCGTGAATGGAGCAGTGGCGGCGCACTTCACCATCGGGTGATTTGCAGAGCATGCGTTGGAGTTCTGGCCGCAGTCGGATCCGGGGGAACAGCACGTCGGCGCGCCCTCGCTCTGGTTGCAGCATCGCTGGTTGGCTTTACACATGACCGCGTCGAACAGTTGGTGCGGATCTTCACAAATATACCCACACGCCTTTAATTTGTCGAGGCTGGCACAGGGTCTCTCGGAGCAAAAGGCCGAGTAACTGTTGGAGGAGTTTGATAGACAGCAGTAGGGTTTGTCCGTTGGACACTCGCACTGTGGTTCTCGCGAGTAGTGGCCGTCAACCCATGTGCCCTTTTCGGGTGTTGCGGTAAAGCACGGGTTGTTGACGCAACAGTTCACTTCCAGATCACACATAGTGGCTTCTGGACAGTCCGTGTCCGCCGCACATACCAAACACTGACGACAAACGCCCGTGATGTCGCGGTCGCTCAACCCTGTGGTCAAGTCGCCACTTTTTTTGTTGATCTTGTTGGCGTCCTTGGAACAGTACGTTTTGATGGTGTTTGTCATGAGCACGTGCGGGTTTTTCTCCAGCAGCGCGTTTTTCTTCACGTACAATGCCCACGGGCTTAATCCGGGTAGTGGCGGCTGGCTGATCCATGACGGCGTCGGCTGCAGCCCATACTTTATCATGCCGTACGAGTTATAAGCCACACATTCCTTGTTGGTGTCGCACGCGGCGCGCAACACCGTTTCGTTGTCCTGGGGGTGCATGGGGTTCAGGTCGTAGCCGTACGAGTCGACCCCGGGCACGCGGTAGTACGGGTTAGTTGAGGCTATTGTCAGACAATCCGCGTCTGTCACGCACTCTCCTTTTTCACAACACCCTTTGATGTTGCAGAACTCGTCTTTGTTGCGGCAATCCAGTTCCGACGTACACATGGCGCACACAGCACCTTCCCACGGCAATGGCGTGTACTCCCCGTTTTTTGTTTTTTGGGTTTGCATGGGGAAATTAGACGAGAGCGCAAGCCTCATCGTTTCCAAGTTTAAGTTTATTAAAGGCAGATAATAAAAATAAGTTGTCAAAAGTAGCACTTGTTAGTTTCGATCCAACGACCTGTGGGTTATGGGCCCACCGCGCTTCCTCTGCGCCAAAGTGCTGTCGGCCACGCACATTGTCAACTGTGATTGTACTCAATAAAGGCACGTTTGTGGCGGCACTATAACATGAATCACCGGTAATGACCGTACGACGCGGCCCGCTTGGCCATGCCGTTGTAGCTGGCGTAGCCGTTGCTGGATTGTACGTTGCCCAGCGTGGAGCTGTTAATGCGGGGCCGAGCGGACGCGTCAGCATCCTCATCATACTCGTCGATGTAGACCACGGTCGGGTGACGCATCGCCCACAACTCCGACGGCCTGTTGGGCATGGCCTCGTACACCAGCACACTGCCTTGCTGGCGCGCCAGTCCCTGGTTCTCCATCATCCCCACCGAAATGCCGCCCGGGTTGCCGTAACCCGCTGCGGTACTGGGTGCAAAGGGTCCTACAGCTTGGGTAAAACTACCAACATTAGAATTGGAGAGGCGGTAATCAGGCACGGGATAAACGTAAGACATGACAGTGTGTATTATTATATTTATTCTACACGAAGATATTAAAAAAGAAGCAATGTCATCGTCGTTATCATCGCCGCCACCCACACCACACATTTTTACGTATACCAACACCACTAGCACCGGGGGTCCTAAAACACAAAAACTGTTCCGCGTGCCGCCGCTCGACCAGACACAGCTCATTTCAACGCCTGACGCGACGGGCATCGCCGATCTAGTCGCGCTAAGCGTCGTGCCCGCAAACGCAGCGCTGTGCAACACGATCGCAGTGACACTGCCACCGACAACATTTGATTTTCGCGAAGAGTTTTCCGATTTCCTCAGTCCCATTATCAATCAGGGCACGTGCGGCTCGTGCTGGGCCATCGCGTCCACGCAAGCCCTCTCCTCCCGCTTTGCCATCATCCGAAACCAGAAAGTGAAGCCGCTGTCGGCCGCGTACATGTTGTACTGTACACGCGACACCTTTTCCACCGGGAAAGACGTTAGCTACGGCTGCACGGGCGGGTCGCTCGTTGACGCGTACTGGTTTTTCAATTTAAACGGAATCGTGTCTGCGGCATGTTTGAAGTATGATTCACTGGGTGACTGGGACCCGACAAGCGAGAGCAACACAGACTTACGGACGGGCACCGTGCGCACCGAAAACGCGGCCGACATGACCGAGACCAAAACGCACGTGTCGTGTCCGATGCTGGAGTGCCCCACCAAAGAGGGCGGCGACGACGCGTCCGAGGAGCAGCCGTGGCTGTTCAAAACGGCCATTTCCTACATTGTCGCAGGCACGCCCTCCCAGAGCGGCGGCAGCGAGGCCAACATCCGCCAGGAGATTTGGAAAAACGGACCCGTGTCCTCCGGTTTCCAGGTGACACAGGACTTCTTCACCTACTGGAAGGGGTTGCTAGAAAAAACGTTGGTCGGCGCGGCGCAGATATACGTGCCCGGCAAACCAGACGATCTGAACAACCCCGTCATGGGTAATCACGCTATTCAAATCGTGGGATGGGGGGACATGCAGGGCACTCGCTTCTGGATCATCGCCAACTCATGGGGCGCAACCACACAAGCGCTGCACGACTACGGCAACAACGGCTACTTTATGATGGTTCGTGGCACCAACGCCGCGGCGATTGAATCCAACGTGGTGGGCGGCATGCCCAAAGTCCACCCTAAGGTGGTGAGCGCGCTGGGAACGCCCGCCTTTCTGAAAGACCGAGAGATGTGCAGCATCATCCGGTATGAAATCAACATAGAGACGCTCAAGGCACTAGATGCCGGCAAGTTCATCTCGTTGCCCGACGTCCGGAGCGAGTACGAGTTCACGCTACCCCCACGCAGTGATTTACAGATACCGCACATCAACGAGTTTAATGTGTGCCCCACGGACAGGCCGGCCAAGTGCTGGTATAGTGGAGCGTGTGTTGTGGAACCCAACGAGTGCGGCATTACGCGCGCCACAGGAGGCAGCGTGGCGACGAGGTCCATCATCAACAGCGAACTCGCAAGCTCGCGGGAATTGCAGGGTAAATATTTGCAGCATCATAATGCTAGACACGACATCGAAGTTCCATCGATCACGCGTCGCTCCAGGAACAGCAAAGGACGGTCCGTCGATGGCGCCTCGCTCCTCACGCCGATCACGTGTTTTCCACCCGCGTCGCTGTACTACACATCATCTACGTACGCATCGCCAAGCATCACGTCCATTATTGTATATGCAGTATTGCTGTGTGTGTTGCTGGTTTTGGTTGGTGTCATGGTCATACTAATTATTAATAATAAAAAAAAGACGACGGCCAGTACAATAATAATTAGTTAGTAATTAGTTTTCATTGTTCTGTTTTTTGAAATGTTCGCGTTCATCAATTTCCAAGCCAGTTGCTACATCGATGCCGTTCTCGTCGCTCTGTTTCTTCCGTCGTACAACAGCTATTTTAACACCATGTTTTTCGGGCCACTGTCACCCGGCAATGGTCTAACTCTAGCCCTATTCAACGAAATGGAGCACTTGAAAATTGCAAGCACGGGGTGGAAGTGTCAGATGTTTCGTCGCGAGCTTATGCTGTCGTCCTCCGACTTTTCCAACTATTCACCCCATTCGGCGGTGGACTTTTTGCGACACCTGTTTGGGAGTTGTGCCATTCGCGACACGCTCTCCACCTTTCAGACCAGTACCACGCTCATTAGGAGACGCGAAGAAACCGTGGACATCAAAGACGATCTGAAAGAGTTGGTCAACGTGTGGATGGTGACGCCCATTAGTCATAAATGGAACCACATGAATGCAGAAACGTTGACCGACGAAGCAGACGTGAGCGAGCGCACCATGTTGCTGCGCGACGCCACGCACACATCGTTCTTACTGCAAAACATTCACGGAGACAGGCGACGAATCAACCCACCGGAGACGAGCTCCATTTTCCTGTGCCAACTATCCACGGACGACGACGACGTCACAAAACGGGTGATGATATCGCGCCAGCTGTTGCCACACCTCGAAAGTACGGGCGACGATTATGAGGGGCAAGTGCTGGTGAAGATTAATGCCACGCGTCTCCTGTCGTGCCCCGTGCTCATTATTGAGGTGGCTCGACTGGTAACCTTTTTTGATGCACGCAAACGGCGCGTCGTGCAGCAGAAACAAAATGCCACCGTTGACTACGGCGTGTTCGACTCTGTGCTGCGCGAGTGGGTGCTGAACATATTTGGGAAATATTATCGGTTGGTAGCAGTGGTGTGCCACCTGGGCGCCAACACCAGCAACGGCCATTACGTCACGTTTGTGGAGAACAGCGATTTGCAGTGGTATTTTTATGACGACAGGACCCCAAGTGGAAAACTGTTGCCCGTGCACGCCGAGTCGCTTGAATCATCGGACACGTTGCCGCATCCAAGCACCACTGGAGAATTGTTCTTTTATGTTCCGTGCAATGTTTAAAGCTTATGTTTTTAACTTGTTTTGAAAACCAACATTTTAAATGAACAAAAATAATATATACAACATATTAAATTAAGGTTGATGGCACGCAAACGAACACCGCGACTAACATCACGACGCAAACAAACACCTCGACGGAAACAAACACTTCGACGAACATCACGACGCAAGCAAACACCTCGACGGAAACAAACACTTCGACGCAAACAAACACTTCGACGCAAACAAACACTGACACGCAAACAAACACCACGACGAAGACGCTCAACAAGTAATGGTAATGAAAAAGGTTTAAAAGCTGGTTTAACCAAAAAAAGTGCTGTTGTTGGTGTGGCTGGAATCGTAGGGTTAGGCACAGCTTCACTCGTCGGGTTAGGCGCATACACTGTCAAAAAAGCATCCGAAAAACGGATTACTAAAAATCTTGAACAATATCCAGAAAAAATGCGATTATTAAATACTTTTCTTGAACACCTTAAACAAAAAACTGATGGTAGTGTTGTTAATTCACACGCGCGTGTTATATTAGTGATAGGGACTGGCGGTACCGGTAAAAGTGCCATTATAAATGGATTAACCGGAAAAACGACATGTAATCCGCACGCCGGCGCTTATGTTGACATTCAATTTTGTTCTGAAACAGATGACCACGATAATTTGTATGTAGAAACGATAGGCTTAGGAACAGACGATGACAACTTGGCTGAAGACTCGTTAAAAAACATGGCGAAAGTTGTAATAGAAAACGGCGGCATAAATTTAATAATGTTTGTTATGAACCGACGAATTACTTACCAAGAAGAACTGAATGCCAAGTTAATTAATTACTTGTTTCCGAATGTTCCTATTTTAGTAGTAAGCACGGGACTAGATGGTACTGAACGGGATACTACTGAAGTAAATGAAAGAAATAAGGACAAATACAAAACGATTGTAGGAAAACAAATGTGTGACTATTTGTTTGGAACATTTAGAACAGTTGTACTTAAAGATATGGAAAACGAACGCGAAGAATCTTTTAATTTGTTACGGCAATTAATTACTAAATGTGCAAGCACAGAACGTATTACACTAACATTTGGTGATAAAATTAAAAATGTGTTTACTAACGTATTTAAATTAGGTCTTATAGGTTTGTTGTCTTTGACACAACAAAAACAAGATCCATTCAAGGAACAACCAGCAAGTTCAAATATTTGAAAACATTCCAATTTATTAAAAAAAAAACGAAACAAAGACTAAAAACATGACGAATGCTCTGGCCCTGCGCGAGGACAGTACACCACCCGCCGAAGATGCGCCGCCATCGAGTGCATGCAAAAGTTACGTGTACATATGGGAACATAACAACCATTACATCGCGGCGCATGTGGTGAACCACGCACTGCCGATGCAAACCACGGCTTTCAAGGCTGTTAGCATTCTGTTGAAGATGGTTATTATTAACTCTCTCCCGGGAAACGAGTGTAAAAACATTATACTGCTGCATTATGTACCGCATCACTGCGTGCTGGACTTGACGCTGCTGGACACGGGGGGTGAAGATACGCCGGCGCTGACAGCACTGAATGAAAGCGCGCAAAACAATGGCATCCAACCGTTCCTGACCAAAATGGACGATACACACAACGCGCATGGACTAAACGGAAAAATGTGTATTGAATTACGTTACGAGAACGTAAGCGACATCGTAGACAACACGTTCTCTTATGTTTTGCACGCCGAACAACCGCTGCCCCCAACACCTGAACTGCAACTGTTCCTAGACTTTGCGAAAAACAATAAACAACGCTGAATGTAATTTTATCCACTCTCGTTGCCGATGCTGGACCAGCCTTGACGCAGTGCTAGTAGCCTTCACGCAGTGCTAGTAGCCTTCACGCAGTGCTAGTAGCCTTCACGCAGTGCTAGTAGCCTAAGAGGCGCTCATCCACTTGCATATATAAATCCTGCATTTCGGTATCCATCGCATACTCATCTATTGCGTCGCTCGCGGACGGATGGATGGCTGACGCGTTCGGAGCGATTGAAATAGTGGTACCGAACGGCACAAATCCAGATGTGAGTTGGTCGCTGCTGTCCAGAAACTTGTCTCTTGCGAGTTGGAACGTGAAGGTGGTCATGACCGCCTCGTTCGATGCAATGGCGGGTTCAGACTGTAACACGTTTTCGATACAGTGATGCTCCCGGATTTTCTTGAGCGCGTTTATCGGTCCAATCTTGGGCAGCGACGTGTTGAAGTCGGTCCCGCACAAAATACTAAAGTCGACAAACTCCAAGTACGACAACTGCAGCGCCTCCAGGATGGAGTTCAGCTTTAACTCCAACAGCGGGTAACTACTGGACCCGAGGTTGCGCAGCAGCACGGGAGCACCACAAACTAGTGTGTCGTAGTCTTCACTCACCGCCACATCCACCAACCCCTGCATCGCCAACCACGCGCACGCCTTCTCCGCTTCTCCCGTTGCTTCGTAAAAGGGGATCGAGTGTGCGGTCATTATCGCTTTTAAATGAACCGAGTGTATTGGTTTCACAACGGTCACCGCTGTGCGCAGCCGGTGGATCTGCTGCTCCGTCTCACGGACACAGGCTTGCAGTTCAGACGCCGCTGCCAGTTGCACTTCGGACACCAACGACAGGTCGGACGCCGTTGCCACTTGCGCGACAGACTGTGCCAGCGACTCTGTCAATACACTTATTTTGTTCTCGCGCAACTCGGTTGCACGTGTTGTCTGCACACGGCGTTTGGCGCGCTCGCGCTCCTTGCCCACGTGTTCTCCCGCGCCATCAAATATGTAGACGCATGTTATGCCGTGGCGTTGAAGCATGCGGTACTGACAAACAAACTTGTCCAGGAAGTTGTAATCGTCATCCAGCTCTTTGCAGTACGAAAATTTGTACAAAAAAATGGACACGTCAATGGCAAACCGTTTTCCGGCGTAATCGCTTAACGTGCGATTCGCGTTGAACAACTCGGGGTGTTTATCTCGTAACAGTTTAGACAGCCCCTTGACTCCCATACTTGCCCCGTCTAATTTATTATATAAAAACAACACTAACAACAACTACATACACCACTGTACGAACTACAAATTTTTTTCGCGTGACTTGAAGCTGGTCGACGGATGCGCGATTCGTTCAAGCCGGTTCAGTGTGGGGTTGATGATGAACACGCGGAAACTAAGCCACGACAGCATTCGATACACATAAAACACATACACAAAAAACTGGATGGCTGTTAGAAAGGCGTAGAACCGTTGTTGCATCAACACATCACAGTGGTAGTCATTGAGTATCCAGAACTGGGATGATGTGCCCGGTGATATTTTGGCGCACATGTCTTCCATCGCGATGCCTTCCCAGAAGCCGACACCGTGGAAGGCGGGCCCCTTAAAATACAGCACACTTAGCGGCTGCACGACAAACACCGCATGGATTTTATACACAACATTTTCAAAAACTAAAAGCGCTCGACTAACTACCTGCTGCAAAGAAACTACACACGCAAACATTAGTATACTTACCTCTCAATTCTTTTACTTCTATAGCGTAGAAAAAAATAATAAAACAACATGGTTTTTATGTAAAAACGGTTTTTGTATTTGTGATTTCACACCCGTCGAAAATACTACGAAGATGGGATGACTTGGGCGACAGGGGCAGAAGGGTTGAACACCACTTTGATGTTTGTCGGGTAAATAAAAACAGATTCACGGGGAGCGCGTGACAGCTGGCGGCGTTTCTTCTTTTTGGTCAACATTGTTCCGAGCTGCGACGCTGGCGTGCCAAGACAGCCCACGGGGGACACAGGCACCGCACAACACTCCACTGGGAGCTTGGTAGACTCCACTGGGAGCTTGGTAGACGTCGCTTGATCTTTCTCGATGCTTTTGATGTTGAATTGTGCATAGTCCAACACGCCATATCGTGACGCCCAGAAAAAGAAATTCAGCTGCCCCACCGTCGATTCATACATCACCGGCTTGATCCCGCATGGCTCCGCTGTGGTGGGTGTGTCCATGTGGAAGTAGATGCGTTTGCCTCGCCTAAACGGGTCAAAGTTCTTCCGCTTATGGTTCCACAACCAGCTTTTGTATGACCGGTAAATGTTCACAATCACCTCTGGACAGTTGGGCGGCTTGATGTTGTAAATCACCGGGAACTTTTTCGCATAGTTAGTCACCAACCAGTCCAGCGCGCGCAGAGACAAACCGCCATCTTTGGTGATAATAGGCAGCAACACCGTGCGCAGCTTTTCCGCTGAAAAATAATCCTGGATTTTCTCGAGCGTGTAAATCTTCTTTTTGCACAAGTAGCCCTCCCACGAAAAACGACCCACGCTGTTCATTCTTGCCAAAATATGATGCGCGCGCCACATGTCTAGCCCCTACCACTAAACAAAATAAAATTTGCATTATACTATTATTATTAATACACATTATACAAACCGCTACCGGCAACAATGTAGCCATTAAAATAATCGTAAACAAACGATGATGGAGCAACGCGTGATCGATGGAACTTCGATGGAGCAACGCGTGATCGATGGAACTTCGATGGAGCAACGCGTGATCGATGGAACTTCGATGGAGCAACGCGTGATCGATGGAACTTATGGAACTTCGATGGAGCAACGCGTGATCGATGGAACTTATGGAACTTCGATGTCCGCGGACCAGAGTCGCGTCGCACAACACATCTCCGCGGGGCAAAACGTGTTCCTTACAGGCGGCGGCGGCGTTGGCAAGTCTTTCATCATAAACTCCGTTGTGGCGAGCGAGCGTGAAAAGGGGCGTATAGTAGCGGTGTGTGCCTCGACGGGAGCCGCTGCGGACCACATCGGCGGCACAACGCTGCACTCGTTCCTCGGCCTCGGACTCGCAACAGATCCACTTCCCCAGCTCATTGCAAGCCTCTCCCTCAAAATCAAACAGCGGTGGCAACGCACGGATTTGCTGGTGATCGACGAAATTTCCATGGTGGACCCCGTATTCTTCGAAAAAATCGACGGCATTGCGCGCTTTATCCGGCGCCAACCCCAGGCAACGTTTGGGGGGCTGCAACTGCTCCTCTCCGGTGACTTCTTCCAACTGCCCCCCGTCATCACAGGGCTTCAGGCCGGCCCGGAAGGACGCTCTCGCACCGCGTCAGACACGGCCACGCAACTGCTGTTCTGCTTCCAGACACGCGCATGGACCGAGGCCGTGCAGCAGACCGTGGATTTAAAGTACTCATTTAGACAGGCAGGCGACACGGCGTACTATGAGTTGCTCACGCGAGCGCGGGTGGGCGAATGTACCATGGACGACATCGACTTGCTCGTAGGCCAAATCAACGCGGACCTGTCCGAGGCGGCGCGCAACGGAATCCAACCCACGCGAATGCATGCCCGCCGCACCAACGTCGATATCATCAACGCCGAAAAACTAAAGGAACTGGGCGACGCAGAGGGGCACGTCTACACTGGTCACTTCAGCTACACGGTGCAGGCCAAACGAGGGCGCGAAGAGGACATTGACGGACCGTCGATCGCGCTTCGCTCCACCACACGCCAGGCAAAGGTGACGCAACTGCAGAAAAAAGTGGCAGCCATGCAGGCGTATAACAACACACCCACCAAGATGGAGGTCGAGCTGCGCGTCGGGGCCCAAGTCATGCTGCTCTGCAACCTGGATGTGGCAAACGGTCTGGTCAACGGCTCACGCGGCGTCATCTGCGGCTTCTCCTCCACCACCTCGGGCACGGCGCCGCCGCAACCCATTGTCAAGTTCGCGCGCGGGGACGCCGAACTGGTCATCCAGAGTTACTCCTGGGAGTACAAACAGGACAACATTGGCTCGGTGTTCTTCAACCAGATACCGCTGCAACTGGCGTGGGCGATCACCATCCACAAGGCACAGGGACTTAGTCTAGATTGCGTGGAAATGGCGCTGGACAAATCGGTGTTCGAGCGCGGACAGGCGTACGTGGCACTGTCGCGCGTACGCTCGCTCGCGGGACTGCGGCTGCTCAGTTTTAAACCCGCGGTAATCGTGGCCCACCCGCTGGTGATACAGTTTTACAATTCCATTTCATCGTGATACATACACAGACTTTACTAGACTGTACTAGACTAGACTCTACTAGAACTAGACTCTACTAGACTCCGTTGCATTGGAATACAAATTTATTCAAACACCACTTTAAAAAAAGACCCTGTACAAGTATATATTATATATGCTGTCATTCCGATCGCACTACGCTCAGGGAGAAATGGGTATACCAAACAGCAACCGATTTGAAGTGCTGACGAGCATGGACTCGTCCGACGAGGAACAACACAACAACCACGCGCCGCCGGCATGGAAAGCGCCACCGCACACGCGCCCGGCTGTCAAACCGTTTAAAAAGGCTAAGCCACCCTGCACTATACAACAAACCTACCACTTGATCATGGGCAGCGAACCCATTACCAGCGCGCTCAGTCAGGCGGGCACGTATAGCTACACGGCCAACAACGTCTGGGGAGAGCCTCTCATTAACGAGAGCAACCACATGCAGCGCTCCGTCTCTTTTTTTGGACGCTGCTTTCAGTGCCAGTACATGTCGCACTCGCAAAAGTACTGCCCGCTGCAGCTGTGCACCAAGTGCGGCAAGTTCGGTCACTCGGAAAACGTATGCGCATAAACAAACGCACGGGCGCAGCTCACGCGTACAACCAACAACTGTAATAATATTTATTCCGTAAAAGGGCGGAGCGGCGCGGTTAAATAAAGACAATACAACTTTAAATATACAACTTCAAATATACACCGTGACATCCTTGAGTTGGAAAAATGCAGACGCCAACACAAAACGTGTTCGACACTATACACGCGAGAACCGGCGTAACACTATTCCCGCACCAGCTACACGCCATCCAGTGGATGCAGCGCACCGAGGGACGCACCCGAATGGTTCCCGAACAACCGCACGGCGGCATCCTGGCGCACGCCATGGGACTGGGCAAAACCATCACCACGCTCAGCATGATCTCCATGCAGGGGCTCGGAGTCACCATCATCGTGTGCCCCAAGTCGGTCATCACCCAGTGGCGCGACGAGGCCGTGCGCATTCTCAATTTGGACGACGATCAAATCATGCTCTACCACGGAAACACGCGCGACACGAGCTTCAGCAAACTGCCCAAGCCCGCATCCTACCTGGTGCTCACCACCTTTGAAATCGTACGCCTCAGCATGCGGTCGCGCCACCCCGTCGGCATGCTGCACCGGCAGCAGTGGGACCGCATCATCCTGGACGAGGCGCACCGCATCTGCGAGCAGAGTTCCAAAACAGCCCGCGCCATTCGCATGCTGCGCGCACGCAACCGGTGGTGCATCACCGGCACGCCCTTTAAAAACGGAGTGACTGACCTGGTGGCGCTCTCCAAGTTCCTGCTCGTGCCACCCTACTGCAACTCCACCTGGTGGCGCTGCCACAGCCACAACGAGCACAAGATACGGGAGTGGCGGAACATGTTCGTCAACTTGCAGGACAAACGCGTGCTGTCACTGCCCGGCATCGTGCACCACGTCCGGTTTGTCGGGGCCCAAGTCCACGAGGAACAACTTGTCGCGCACCTCAAGACCTTATACACCAAACACGCGCCCGTCCCATCTAAAAGGACATTGATCGGTAGTGGTGGTAGTAGTGGTGAAAGGGCGCTCATCGACGGAACGTCGATCGCGCCTCGCTCCATCGACAGCGAGCTGCTCAGCGAGATTTGTAGCGCGCGCCTCTCCGGATCCAGACAAGAGTACGAACTGCTTAAAATCATGCGGCTGCGTCAATCCGCCAACCACCCGCTGCTGCTCACCAACAACACCAATGCCATGATGAATCTGCTCACCCAACAAGTCGTGCCCGTCGGCGGCACCACCTGCAATGCGTGCAATGCGTGCACCACATCGCGTAGCGCGAGCACTTCTTCCATCGCACCTTGCTCGAGCACTTCGGCGTGTCTGCACGTGCTGTGCGATGTGTGCGCCGCCGACATGATCATCTGCCCGTGCTGTCTGGCCAGTACGCTGCCCGCGACCCGCAACGCCCACGGACTCGTGTGGAGACACAGCGCCAAAACACGCGTGCTCGCCGACTACCTCACCGGTGTGTTCACCGCCGACCCCGCCGCCAAACTGGTCCTGTTCTCGCAGTGGACGACGTGTTTGGATATGCTCGCGAGCCTACTGGACTATATGCACATCGAGTACGGCCGCTTCGACGGGCGCGTGAACAGCATCGACGAACGAGCCGGCATTATCAATAACTTTAAGGAAAACGACGCGTGCCGTGTGCTGCTTACTTCTCTCGGCGCCGGTGGCGAGGGACTCAACCTCACCTTCGCCAACCACGTGGTACTGCTCGAGCCGTACTGGAACCTCGCCGCGGAGCAACAGGCCATCGATAGGCTGCACCGCATCGGGCAGAAAAGAGTCACCAATGTGCTACGGCTGCACGTGCACGGCTCCATCGAGAATTGGGTACAAGAAATCCAAAACAAGAAAAACAAAGAACACATACGACTGCTGTCCAAAGACGAACCTGATGTAGCGCCACCGATAACCGCCTCGCCCGCCAAAAAAATCAAGCTGCAGAACGCGCAAGTCAAAAACAGGTTCCGCATGGATGCGCACCCCGATATGAACACCCCCAGCGCCGCACCACCACCTGGATTATCGCGCTTTCTATTAAACGAAAGTCCAAAAGACACCTATTAAACCCTTGGTTCCCACATGGTAGTAGTTAGTAGTATATTGACACAACAACAATAAATGAAATGAATTAATATATATATTTAAATCAAGAGAGAACAACTATTTCGGGCTGCACGCGACGAATGCGTTTGGTCGTGGGCCGCGGGGCAAGGGGGGCGCTTGTGGTGGCGCTGTACCGCTTTAATTTCTTGCGGCGAAACACCGCCAGCTCCCGTTCGAGCACATCCAGATCCGCACTCCACAGGTCCGCTGGCGACTGCGACTGTAGCTGCAACAGTCGCTCTTCCAGTCCCCGGATATCTTCCCTAAGCGTCGCAACGCGCGCGTGCGTCAGCGACCGAAGTGTCATATTCATCAGATACCCAAAATCGGGCGTTTGAGACTGGCCCGCGCTCGCAGGTATAGCGTCGTAGCTCTTGGAAACCAGCTCGCACTTTAGCGCGTCTTCGTCGCGAAACAGGTGAATGCAGATGGTGCCTGCGATCACCTCCGACACAAACCGCAGCTTGTTGCACTGCATCTTCTTCTCCGCCTCCAGCTTCACCAGCATGTTCTCCTTGCGTCGCCCGTACATTGCCAGTCGAAACGCTGCGTGCTCGCGAACAATGGCGGCCACCGACTCGTAGTGCCGCAGCTTGCCGTCCTCGCCGTGCAAGTGCATGTTGTTCGTACGGATCTCGTTCTGCATGCCCAGCACCGACCACAGCGGAGACGCGGCCAGTCCCTCGCCCATCAGCGCACACACCTTTTCCTTGTCGCAGTGCAGCACCATGTCCACCGTCGAGTCCGTCCACAGCTTCTCGATCGACGTCACAATACCCGCCCCCGACGAGTTCGTCCGCTTGCGCTTCTTCTCGTCTTTATCTTTTCCACCACTACCACTACCACTACCACTACTACTACCACTGCCACCGCGCACCGCGCCTGCGTTGATCAACTTCTCCAAATCCTCAACGAAAGAGTGCGTCCACACACCCACAGGCAACTCGGTAATGTGGATGCGGGAGCCGTCCTCCGACACGGTCATGCACCCGCGCGTACGAAACACGCCCTTGGCCTCCAAAAACTCAATGGTGCCGCGAAACCCACAGTACCACGGCGTCAGCGCGGCAGCACCCGCCAACACGCCCGCATCGTCCCCTGCTGCGAACAGGCGACACAGACGGATCAAATCGTCGGGGTTGTACATGGGCACCGACGTCGCCCAGCCAGTGCCAATGCCAAACGCGCCGTTCACCAACGCCATGGGAATCACGGGTGCAAACACCACGGGCTCGATAGACAGACCCTCGTCCTCTTTGTACACCAGCACGTCGTCGTCCAGCTTCGGGAACAGCGCTCGAGTCACGCTGTCCAGTCCCGTAAAAATGTAGCGGGCGGCGCTGTGCACCGACGGCGGATCCAGACGGGAGCCGAACTGCCCCTCGGGTCGAAACAGGTTGATGTTGCTGATACCCACGTGGTCCTGCGCCATGCCAATCACCGCCTCCACCAGCGACTGCTCGCCGTGGTGGTACATGGTGCACGACGCAATCTGCGCCGCCACCTGCGCCACCTTCACGTCCGCCGTCACGTTTTTCGACAGCAGCGTGAACAGAGCCTTGCGCTGCACCGGCTTCAACCCGTCCAGCACGTTGGGAATGTTGCGCTCGTTGCTGTAATTCGAGTACGGCAACACCTCCTTGTGGATAAAGTCGTGAAGCGTCACCGACGGCGCCGTGTAGTCGACGTAGCTCTCCGGGTTGAAGTGCGTCGTCAGCAGCGCCCGCCTCGCCGCCGCATTGTCCGTCTGGAACATCTGCACCATCAGCGCGTCGCTCGCCGCGTTCCACACAATGTCCACCAAATGCTCCTTGTACGCCGAGAAGTATTCACGCGCAAGCGCCGACGTCGACGTGCCCAGCCCCTTGAAGTACTTGACGGCGTACGTCGCCTGCACGCTCGGCTCCATGCTGCGCCACCACTCCTCGTAGTGCGCGCTCGCGTAGAAACAGCGCACCGCCGTTTTACTCGTCGCACGCACAAGCGGCGTCGGAAAACGCTGCACATACGACGGGTCCACCGCCAGGATCGACGGGAACAGCGCGTGGATCACGTTGATGATCAGACCGCCAATGTGCGCGCCGTCCGGGTCCTGGTCCGAAAAAATAACCAACTTTTTATAATTCAACCCGTCCAGGGACGTGTACACCTTGTGCAGCGTCAGACCCAAGATGTTGATCAGCGTCGTCACCTCCTTGTTCTTGGAGATGGACTCCACCGTGGCATTGCGCACGTTGAGCGGCTTGCCCTTGAGCGCGAAGATGCCAAAGTTGGCGCGCCCCACCACCGCCAGACCTGCCACCGCGAGCGCGCGCGCCGAGTCGCCTTCAGTGACCAACAAGCTGCACCGCGACCCCGACTTGTTCACATTCGTCGCCGCGTCGTACTTGTCGGCGATCACCACGCGCCGCGCCCCCGTCGTCTTCGGCTGCGACCCCATCAACCGACGCGCCGCTGCCAGCTCCTTATCCACCACCTCTTCGTGAATGCTGTTCAGAACGCCCATGGCCGCCAGCTGCTTCATAAACGCGACCGACGGCTGCCACTTAAAATCGAAACGAGACGCTGGTGTGGTTAACTTCTCCTTGGTTTGTGAGGAAAACTCGGGCGAGTCCACCAAAAGTTTCACCACCAGAAACACGTGACGCCGCACCACAGACACTGCGAGCGTAAAGTCCGCCTTTTTCAACCGCGTCCTCATGCACTCCTCCACGGCTGTCGTAATACGCGCAAACCCCAAGTTGACGTGCGTACCCTGCGAGCACTGCAGCGAGTTCACAAAACCCAGGCAGTTATCCTCGGAACTCGACGCCGCACCCACCGCACAGATTTCCCACAGGTTCACGTTATGCGCCTCGTTCTTCACCACATCCAGCGCAACAGTCGGAAATGCTGCAGGCGCGAACACGCCCGCAAAGTCCCTCAGCGTCTTCACCTCCAACACCTTGCCGTTAAGACTCAGTGTAACGCGCCGCGACGTGCACGCGCTCGCATCAATGGTCGTCGCCTCCAACATCGTCCGCACATCCGGGCTCATGCCGTCCGCACCACCCAGCCTCGCAAAGTCGAGCAAAAAGGACACATCCGTAAACCCCTTTTTAGTTTTGAGCGGACGAACAACGGGCTCCGACGCGTGCGCCATGTTCGTGTCGAACGTCTGCGTAAACGTCAACGCCGCGCGGGGATCGGCGGTGGACACCTTGAACACCGAACTGAAGACGTTGGTGGCCTTGCACCCGTAGCCGTTGCGCCCCGCTGTCCACCGAACGCCGTCGTCCGCAAAGTTGGTGCCGCTGCGGAAATGGGAGAAGGCAATGGTGGGCTTCCAGGCCGACCGCTCGGTATCAAACACCACGGGAACGCCCTGGCCGTCGTTCCGGATGCGGATCCACCCTGGGCCGCCCGCTTCCGCGCAATCAATCCACACCTCAATTTTTTTCATCTTTTCATCGCGGAACTGCCTGTCCAGCGCGTTTGTGAGAATCTCCTGGAACAAGTTCTTGAGAGCGGGGGCGTACACCAGCGTCCGCCTCACCACCTTATACTGCGCTGCTAGAGTCCCCTCCATCGCGGGCGTCGTAGTGGTGGTGGTGGTGGTGGTGTCGTCTTCGCTCTTCCTGTACGGCACATACACATGGCACACATGTTCGGCGTTCTTGGTACTTCCACACAACGTATCCGGGCGAAGCAGCAGGTGCTCGCGATCTTCCAACGAGACGATTTCTCCTTCTTCAGTCGAGAGCATTGTTGGCAAACAAAAAATGTTATGTTATGAATAAGGTTTTCAGGCTAAAAAAACGTTAAAAAAAGGTGCAACTTTATTTTTTTTCCAAAAATATCTTTTGAGGTTCGACACAAATGACGCGCACATGACTGGGTTTCTTTAATTGTATCAGACTTTAAATTGCTTGAAATGTATGCGCAGTCACGCCGACTGTTCACGATGCGACAGACACTGACTAAAATGCTGGGCGTTCGCGGGTATAATGTGCCGAGCGAGGTGGCAGCAATGTCTCCCAGCGCCTTTGACGACATGTATATAGAAAGCAAGAGCGGTGACCCTGAGAATGACGTGTTGCGCCTGGCCTTTTTCGCGGAGCATCCTGTCAACGGCAACAAGCTCGTGGTTTTGTTTCCCAACGACACTGACAGGAGCAATCTCGGAATCGCACCCATTCGCAACTTTATTACGACCATGCAAACACATCACTGCTCCCACTGCATTTTGGTGGTGTACGAGAGCTTGACGGCGCCCGCCATAGTGATGCTGAAAGATTTGGAGACCAAGAAAGTGTTCATCTCCTTTTTCGCCGAAAACGAACTGATGTATAACATTTACGAACACGTTCGTGTGCCGCGCCACATTCATCTGACGGCTGCGGAGAAAACCGAATTACTCAAAAGTCTAAACGCCACGGAAGATCTGCTACCCAAAATACAAAAACACGATCCCATGGCGCGGTACCTCGGGCTCGTGGTCGGCGACGTCGTGAAGATACTACGCTACTCGTTCACCGTAGGACACGACGTGTACTACAGAATAGTTGTAGACTCTGAAGATTTTTGTTAAACACTTTTTTTATTAGGAACACACTTTAAAAAACACACACTCAAACACACTCAAACAATACGCATTTCCTGAAAAATCTGCTACTACTAATAAATGCAACCTATTCAAAACAATAGCACAAGTAGCAACTTCGCAACGCGTAGCCCGCCACTGCTTTCGCTGAATGCACCCAAACCCAGGTCCTCGCAAGACTGGAACCCACAGCACGAAAAACTGTTGAAACAATGGGGAGAAATGGCGGCGGCGAACAGGTGGATGCATTATCGGACGCATATGCGCTATGTTTCTCTGAAGATGTGGTTCACGCTGCCCGTTATTATACTATCTTCGTTAACAGGAACAATGAACTTTGCGCAGAGCAGCTTCCCACTTGAATATCAAACCATGATTCCAATACTGATAGGCATCGTCAACCTGTTCATGGGAATTATTACAACCGTTGGTTCTTTTTTGCGCGTGTCGGAGCTGGCCGAGGGGAACCGAGTGGCTGCCTTGTCGTACGGCAAGCTCACCAGCAACATCCGCGTGGAGATGTTGCTTCCGCCCGATTGTAGAACAATGAGCGGCTTCGACTTTATTGCATTGTGCCGCGCGGAGATGGACCGTCTCACCGAGCAGACTCCCGACATTCACCCTAAGGTTGAGATCGAGTTTCTAAAAGTGTTCAAAGACGTTTTAGTAAAAGGGGACTCGGAGTTCTACACACCAGACATTATACAGCTACGGTCAGTTGAAATCTTCACGCGTCGAAAAGTTGTTACCGACACATGCAGCACAACCAGTGACGACGCTGTACATCCACACAAACACAAACATGACTCTCGACAGTGGAAACCGGACACTTTGGTCGCACCACCGTTTGAAGAGAAGTATCGAACGTCTACAGATTCCAGACGAGTTGAATTAAATGAACTTAGGAAAAAACGTGTTGTTGCATCTAGCGTGTTTGCACACCAAGAATCGCTATTTAATCCATCTCAATTTGGATTAGTACAACCACTCCAACCACCACCAATACAACCACTCCAACCACCACCAGAACAACCATTACCAAACCCCCCTGGACCATTACCAAACCCCCCTGGACCATTACCAGAACCATTACTCGGACCACCCCAACAACCACAAACAAGTTCTCAACTAATTGAACAAATTGTTTAAAATGTTCAAATTGTCACGCTGACTCATCATCACCTCTTTTTTGGACGAACACTTTTTGCCTGGATTTTTTTTAGGATCGCAGTAAACTTTAAAACCACGATCCGAGAGTTCGCCAATAGTGTACTGTTTATCAACGCCCGTAGTACTCCACGAACAGCCTTCACCCAGTGTTTGCCCTGGCTTGCACAGCCCCGGCTCGGGTGTGGAGTACCAGAAACCCTGCGGCGCCCACGCACCCTTGGGGTAATTTGACGCATCGAATGGAGCGGGGATAGCGCCAACATGCTGCGTATCACCCATGACAGAGTTGGTGTACTCTGGATACTCCGCAACGTTGCACTTGTAACTCTGGTCGATCCCGGTGCATACACACTTACCTTCTGTACACTTGCCGGTGCCGCACTCGCGATCCACGGAACAGATGTTGTTCGGACCACAACACACACACTGGCCGCCGGTGCACACCCCACCTTCGCCCGGACAATTAGCATCCGTGGAACAGTTCGTACCACTCGCGCAACCACCGGGGTTGCACTTGGCGTATACACCAAAAGGGGGGCACACCGAAGACTCGCTTTCGCCGCACTGGTTTAGAGGCATATAGTCAACGTTGTACTTTTGCATGATGCGCGTATCCCAGTCGGCGTGTCGCCGCGGGAGTGACAATGCAGTGTAACTCAGCTGCCCCTCCAGGTCTGCACTGTTTCCATTCGATAACCCGCCCGTATCTCCTTGTTCCACTACGCGATACACTGTTAAATGTTGAGTACCAGGTGGGGGCTGCGGCTGAGGTTGAGGTTGAGGTTGAGGTGGCGGGGGGGAGGACACGTCTATAAAGGGGCATGTGCCGATACATTCACCACTTGCAATGGCCAGCTGCTGTAACTGTAAGTAGCAGTACAACAATGGTATAGGCGGCTGCTCGGCGTACTCGGCCGCGCTTACCACGGGCGGGTCGCACATCGTCAACGACCAGTACATTTCGTACAGACGCAGCGCCCACGGCATCGATGAACTGGGCAGCAGCGCACAGTCCACCGGCAAGCCCAGGTCTAGTTGCAAATTGGGGGACGCGTCCGCAGGATTCAACAAATCACAGAAAATAAAACGATACGTCTCGCCATTCCGAACAAAGGTGCTAGTCCGCGACACACGGAACACGCGTTTACGCGGGAGCAACACCTGGTACGTCGGGTTCGTGTTATCGTGCTTGTAGTGACAAAGCGTACCCACGGGAAGGTTGAATACAAAAACGCCACGTACTGTTTCCACAGGGTGAGCGTACTCTAACGCAATGTCCACATCCAGAGTGGTGCTGTTGAAGCCATTGAGCATGAATGTCTCGCCAGGGCTACGGTTGATGTTGTTTTCCAAACTGCAAAAATAAAGCGGATCACTCTCCATGCCCTTGTACACCGTGAGCGGAAAGGGAAGGCCGGGCATTGAGCTTAACCCCTGGTCTAACTGTGTCGCCACCTCCGCCCAAAACTGGCCCGGCAGTCCGCTGTTGCGCCACGTGTCCCCCCGGTCCGGCAACGACCAACTCGCCCACGAACAGTCGCTTGAACGCAACATCTCACCTGGTGTTGCGTAATTCCAGCGTAGCGGTCCATTAGCCATGAGGAAATTGTAGTTCGCCGCGAACACGCGCGACACATTGTCGCCGGTACAAGAAGAATTCATGTCTACCGCCCTTGGAGTGTCGTTACACAAATCCAACAAAGCAACAAACTTGTTAAGAATCTTGTAGTGGCCGTTGTAAAAGTACGCAAAGGCGGTACAAAAGGGCAGCCACGGCGTTGCGTCCACCAGTTTAGCAGATGCGCCACATGCATGCGGTGCCCACGATGCACTTAATGTATTACATGCAAACTCCCGGTTTAACAGCTCCGCAGGCGCGTGTTTCCGTCCGTCTAGCGTTTCAGCTCCACGCATCCGCCCCTCCCACTGATGAGCAAAGGCTCTGTAAAACTCTGAACTTTTGGAACTACCGTTGTACTTTTTGAACTGTGCATCGCAGTAGTGCTTGTTGCGTAACTCAATTTGAGGTGGAGCGAAGCGCGATTGACGTTCCGTCGAGGATGCCCTTACAGCTGACCCCGCGGGATCTACAACGTATTTGCATCTGCTAGACAGACTCACCCCACCCAGAACTGGGTACACTTCTAGCAGCGCATCCGAAACCTGCTCCATTGACCTTTTCATTTTTGTTTTATACGCAACATTTTATTATTTTTTGACGAAAGCGGGTGTTTCGTTAGCTGGTAAAATTTTCATTCAACTTTCGCGAAACCTTTCCATGGAAAAGTCATAATATAAAAGTATTTTTTTTTTATTTTACAATTGTATATAAGCTCAACGCCTGCAGTTTTCCAAACAATGACTGTGTTGTGGGGTCATACAACGAAACAAGCGTTGCCCCGTCAAACGGTTGAAGCGGCGGCGGTTCGCATTCGAACCAACATGAACTAGGTGTTATGCGCGTAACACGTGCCTGAACAAACTGTGTTGATACAGGACACATGTAGATGATACTATTTCCTTGCATGATGACACCTTCCGTTAATACCAGAGTGTTTGTACTCGTTCCCGCTTGTCCGGTGTTTATCAAAGTGTCCTGCTCCACATCCATAATCAACGGGTCTTCCATTATTCCCACCATGGAGTCCAACAATTCCAGCGATGGAAGAAACTCCTCGTCGAAATAGTTATAATTGAAATTGTATTCATACTCCAGCATGTGCGAGGGGTCCGATATGTCAGGAGGACGGTTTAACGGTTGTTGACTTTGTCGATGAACACGTCTCAATGACGGTAGCCTGGATCTCAAGTCATGTGTTGCCGACGAGCACGTGTCACGATACAAGGTAACAGCCAGTGGTTCCGCCCCCTCGGTACTCGCGTGTGCCATAAACCCACACCATGCAAAAAAAACTTTTTGACGAAATACGGTCAACGACAGCTCACACACAGGCAAATCTAGAGTCCACACGAGGTTCACAGGATCGAACAATGGAGAGAACGAACAAATTATGGTATCGACATTAGGTGACAGGTGCACAGGTATGTGTCTGCTGTGCGTTGCCATTGTTTGAAACCATTCTGAAATGGTGTGTAGATAAGATAAAACAACAGTTGTTGTCAACAAGGTCTTGGTCGTGAACGTGATGCATGCTATTGAAATGGTGCTAAAAGTATATAAATCTACGGGCTGCTGGACCTCGCATAAACCGTCCATGAAGCATGTGGATTGCAACATCGCTGGAAGCTTCATGATGTAGGAGCGTGGTGCACCCAGAGGCGTGACCAAATACAGATAGAAAACATGTGGTCCGGCGTCACTCATACTACCAAAAATACAAATATATGTTAATGTGCAAGATTGCTTTTCAACAAAAACATCTATTAATACCAATTTATAAAAACCAAGTTTATTTTATTTGTTTATTCGTTTTTGGCGGCAAACACTCTTGTGTGGTGCGAACTCGTCGGTGCGAGCCATTTGCAGTGGAGCTGCGGCTTTCTTTTTTTTTGTTCCTCTCCAGTCCATTGCGTTATCCTACACACACATTATTTTTTGCGTCGACCCGGAGGACACGAACAACTGCGTTAATGTTTTGACTAATATAAATAACATACATACGACAATTTTATAATGGAAATCCCTCGAATTGTTGTGCTACCGGTTCTGGTGTCGGTATGTTGCGTCGTCATGGCGATTTGGTTGATACTGCGCACGCCGCTGTTATCCAAAGCGCAGGGTCCCCTAGTGAACCGTGGACCATACGAAACCATTTGCAACAAAACTCGCGCGTCGCTCCGTAGTAGCACCGACAATCCAGTTTCCACTAACAACATGTCGAATTGGAACCCTAATCGGCTGTGTACCACCACCACCACAACGCCCCTGAACATGACAAACAACGACACTAGTATGTTCAACAACAATATGACAACAGATCATACTAGTGGTTACGGTAGCATGCTGGATGGGCTCAAACAGAGAGTGTACAACCACCGAGTAAGCACCGACTTGCTTCTGCACGGAGCTACAAACGAACTCCAAAAAGTAAGCGAACCGCGCGACGGACTGGGCCCGGGGGTGCCGAGTATTCCCGGTATACCTGCGCAGACTACAGTACAAATCGAGGAGAGCCCGTGGGTGCGCCTCCATAAAGATGATATTTTAGAACAACAGGCCCTGGCGAAAAACACAAGCGTTGTGGCGTGCCGGGCACCGCTCCTGACCCCTCAAGCGCCGCTGACATACACCACCCGTTTGCGACGCTTGACGTTCCAGTCTGCCGCGCGCGACACCGTGCTCTACCCCTCCCCAGCCTACTACCGCATGAATCTTGCCGTGGTGCAGCGAAATGTCATCGGCATCGGCCTCAATCTGGCCGTCATCCCCGTTAGTGAATACAACGTGAACATTTACACTCAATGGTTGGACATCGAAGTTGCGGGTATCGTTTACTCCGTGAAACTTCCAGAGGGGAACTACGTGAATCTTACAACCATCCCTGCTAATAATTTTTCCGCTGCTCTCCACGCTGCAATCGTTGCAACCAGTCCCGTGCTGGCCGCGTACACTGTAACGTTCAACCCGTTGACTTTCAAAGTTGTTGTTGCAACAAATGGCGCGCCGTGCATCCTACGCTTTGGCACAGGTCCAAACGTAAATCGCAGCTTGTGGGAGATCATGGGGTTCCCAAGACTTGACACGGCTGACCTCGCGGTTCAAGAGAGCACCGGCTCCATGAATTTAGTGGGCACCCTCGCCATCGACTTGTTCATCGAAGAGATTTCAAACGCCATTGATGCAACGGACAACGCCTTTGCGCGCATCGACCTGAACCGCGTTGGCACAAGCGACCACTGCTTTTTCACACCACCCGGTGACGGATTGCCTCGCTACTTCTGGCCTATTAGCCGACTGACGTTTGTAACCTTTAATTTTAAAGTGAGGTGGACGGAGCTGCTGCCCGACGGCACAATCATTGAAACGTACCGCCCGTACCTGTTTAATGGGAAACAGCACACGTTGCGTCTAGACTTTGTGAGCAAGGAGTACAAGTCACCGTTTGAAGACAGCATCGAATTAGAAGCGTCGGGGTAGTTTCCTTCCGCGAGTTTGCTTCCGCGAAGCGATACCACAACATTTGGAAAAACTTACTAAAATAATTTTATTTTTTTTTAATGCATGGATGTGAAAAAGAAAAGGTCCTCATTCTCCTTTTTTCATTATAACACTTACAATGACCAAGAAGCGCGATCACCAGGAAGCTACCGAAGACGATGAAGTTGTAGCGGGTGCTGTCCCAGAAACCGATGAAGTTCTTGCGGAGCGTTGCGCCGAGTACGTGGAGCTGAACCGTCAAATCAAGGAGCTGGGGGCGCGTATTACTCTTTTACGCAAGAACCAAAAGGGTTTGGAAAAAAACCTGCTCGCGATTATGCAAACCATCAAGCTAGAAGAAATCGTAGTGGACGGCGTTAAGATCTCGCGCATTAAAAAACTGCAAATTGTTGACGAATAAACTATTTCATTTTTTTTATTGTTTATAAATAAACATTGTCATACTATTGTTAGATTAATGAATGACAGGGTGGAAGCGTTAGTTACGCAGCTGAATGCGTTACAACAACATAACGAACGTAACATACAACGAACACGACATCAAGAAGAACGACGACGACAACAAGACGAACGGCGACGACAACAAGAAGAACAACGACGACAACAAGAAGAACAAGAACAACTACAACACCAACAACTACAACAACATCAACTACAACTACAACAACTACAACTACAACAACTACAAGAAGAACGGCGTCGGCTTTTACATCGGGACCCACAACACCAACAACAACATATGCCTCGCGCCGCCGTTGCGGGTGGGCCTTATTCGGACTATCGGTGCAACTTGCGGAACATGCAGTGCAAGGCCCGGTTGGCGAACGGTAATCGGTGTTCGAGAAATACGCTCAAGACAATACCCTATTGTTGGCAACATGTTATTTTTCATTACGGTCTGCAAGTCAAACCCTCTGGTCGCGTACGCGGACAACTCGGTGTCTTTGCAACACGAGACTTCCCACCTGATGTGATCATCATTGATCACCCTTACGGCGAACTCATCTCGGAGCGCAACGCGACCCGTCGGTACGGTGAGTTTGACAGCCCCTTCATTATCCCTACCGCCGTTGAAAACAAGGTTTGGGACGATACGTGTTCGCGTGGGTTAATGGGGTATGTGCAAGACCACGCGTCTAGTACCAGGGCGTTCACCCCCGCGGATTACAATACAAGATACGGAACTATCGGCGGAAGGAGCCCCAACAAAATTGTTCTTGTCACTACCAAAGCGATTAACGAGGGAGACGAACTACTCGTCGACAAAGGCTTTGATCCGGATAATGTGAGACATCCGCGGACACTAATGAGGGCCAACAGGAACCTTGAAAACCGATTTACACGGGCCAACGGGTCAGGTAGCGACGACCGATATGGTGATACAACGTATAATACTCGCACCGGTCGAACCATTGCGTAACACAGTCGCACGTGCACATTATCAAGTATATTATGTAATGTTAAAGTAAAGTAAACGCAAATGACCAAAGAAGAACGCAAGGCTGGTCTGAAAGCGCTGGCGAAAATGCATCCGGACGCTCAACATGTCGGCAATCTGTGGAAAAACCCGCTTGACCGAAAAAGCACCGGAATTCGATGGACGAAAGCTGATCTCGATTTGTTCCGGGAATTTCAAAACCAGAACCGGGGGCGCGCACGCACGTCTACAGCAAGATCGAAGCGGTCTAAAAAATCAAGCGCGATGCGGTCTAAAAAATCCAAGCGTTCGAGCAGGAGCAAACGCCGCCGTGTTTAAGGCGCAAACTACTTCGCCATCCCGTTTTTCTATTAAAAAAATACAAAAACGGAAATTTTTATATATATAAAAAATGTGGAGCAAGTTACTCGACACCCATTCTCCATAATAGTACCGCCAGCGTTTATGATGCGTGATTCCGCGCACACCACCCAGAGACAGCGTCGATACAACGATATGGACCGAAAACGGTTGGACGCGCGACGGGTCGCTCGCTTTCATGAAGAGTGCTTGGTGCAAGCCCGTGCGTTTTCGGCACTATCTCTACCGTCGCCGCTTATCGATCCCGTGGGCGTGGTCGACCAAATCGTTGGTGCATGCAACGGAGATTTCGGCGAGGTGCTTTACGTGAGCGCAACTTCGCCACGACATCAACTTCTTTTCGAGGTATCCGCAATGGACGACGACAAACTACGCGCCAAGATCACGACACAACAAAAACGCGAAGACGACGCACGTAACGAGGTGGCCGACGACGCGCGTTATTTGTTGGCATCCTTCAAAGCGTGGATCTATATGCTACGACGCGCTAAACGACAGAAAAAAACCATATCCAAGTGTACCGCCTTCCTCGAACGCTTAACGCGTTGGTCGCAAAGTCTTTATTTATTGATGCGCGGCAGTCGACGGCTGCGCTTTCTCGCCGTGTCGCGACGGAATAGACAATACCAATCTGATGCAGTTGACGCGTACGTCGCTTGCCGACGGATGGCGGAGCCATACGATAGCATGTTTTCATAAAAAGGCAGACGAGTTTTGGTTTTAAATTTTAATTTTAAACATTTATTGAGATTCATCAAAACGCGCAAGTCTATCGCGCCAAATACCGCATGCATAACGCACTGTCGCGTAACTTGTACATGACGCGGTAGCCGCACTCGCTGCAGCGGACACTGTCCTTCATGGTCAACTGATGCTTTTTACCACACTGTGCACATTTGTAGCCCGCGCTTTTGCTGGTAGACTGCTCGGTTTCGGGTAAGGGGAGAACAACCTTGCGCTGGCATCGCGAATCTCTCACCCCCGTGCCGTCGTCCAAGTCTTGGTGCGCGTTGTTACTATGGGAGTCACTATGCAACTCACTATGCGAAACACTATACGAGTCACTATGCAACTCCATTTTTGGCTGTAACAAATCCATTCTGTTTTTAAATTGTAGCGTCTACATACGAACTAACAAAAATCTACAGACGACGTAGCAAAATTATTCTTGTTCGGGATCTAGTAGTGGAATGCCATACGTGTCTTGCTTTTCGACTTTGATGTTTTTGGTATTTTTGCGTGACGGCGGTGCCTCTGTTTCGTCCGCGTCCTGGCGATCTTCGTAGTACGTCGCGTCCAAGTCCCAAAAAATTTGTCTGCACATTTGAAACTTAGGGGTCGAGAGACTCGCCTGGTACCAGTAGATGCAGTCCGACACGTCGTTGCTCCGCGTCGTGTTGTCCACCACGATGCACTCGTACCCCTCAGTACATGAGTTCATCACCTTGTTGAAATCGCGAAAATCGGGGAACATGCCAAAAAAGTACTTCCACAACTTCTCCCTGCTACTGATAATGTTTTCTTTCAGTGCAAACACGTAGTCGACTTGGGAGCGCAGCGCTGCTGGCATGTCCATCATGTACTGCACCGAGTTCATAAAGAACACCTTGCGGTGCCGTCCGTTCATAAACAACTCGCGCGTGCTCGTGCCCGCCATAATCTTCTTGTCGTACATGCAGTCGTCCAACAACAGGAACACGTTCTTGTGACTGCCCTTCTTAATTTGTTTGCGCTGCGTCTCCAGCAACGTCTCCAACACCACGTTGGAGTACGTGTTGTAGATACACGTCGGCGGTATGAAGCTGCTTAGACTCTCCGTCGTATCTTCGGTCGGACTCATAGCGATGCCAAAGTCCAACTTGTCGCGCACGTGATACATGATGTCTTTCATGAGCGTTGTTTTGCCGCTGCCACGCTTGCCTATGAGCAGCACCACCGCGTCTTTCTTGATTGTCGTTGGGTCGAACTTTTTGATTTTAATTTTCATGGCGACCGTGTTTCAGGGAATCGTAGATGTTAGTTCGTTAGTTAGTGGATGATGGATTAACAACAACACCCGCTTTATTTGTTGCTGTTTATTTAGATCCAAAATTCTTGGTTTTTACGTACACGACGCAAAAACTCATATATATTTTATAGGCCCAGTATTAAAAAAAGGGAAGCACCTCCTATAATAAAAAAAAAACACAATGCAGACTACTACCACTATGACTACTACTACAAGTACTACTACTACCACTACCCTGCTCGCCGACGGATCTTGTTTAAACAGCCCCGCGTACTTTGGTTCCATTTTTTTATACAATGAACTCACCACACGCAAAATGCACGAAAAAGAGCACCTGCAGCTGCTGAACTACGCTGATTATTACAAAAGGTACGATCTAAGTTATAATGCAGAGAACGACTCGATAAACACCACGCCCTCTCACGCATCGCATAGTGGGCCACATCCACCAGATACACTAGATACACTAGATACACCACCTAAAGAACTTGATTTAACAACCGTGTTTTGTTACGCGCACCTGCTACAGTTTTTAAAAATACCCGGAACAGCGTTCCACATGCGGCTACGGTGCATACGCGTGGACTCACGCGACGTAGACTCACAACATGTTCCGGTCATCATACTGGACGTGTTAGTAGATACGGACCAGCTTAACACCGAGTGGACACAAAAACAGTGTTTTACAGGCGAGAAAGTGTTGACAGCGATACTTGAGCAGAGCCTAGATAAGAAAGCACTATTTTTCCATGAAGAGTTTGGACACAAACAGTCCGTGAATATACTAAAAAAACGAAAGCGACACAGAGAGCTGCGCCATTCCCAAATCGATGCACTGCACTGGATGACATCGACGGAACGTCGATCGCGCATCGCTTCAGCTCACGAAAATGCGCGCGCGACGATGGATAACGACATCGACGGAACGTCGATCGCGCATCGCTACAGCTGTTTACATGTACAGAACACATGCATTTGTTTTTGTCCGATAGAAAAGTCGTTTATGAGCAATGTTCACATGGGACCTAATGGCAGCGAGAGTGGCGACGTTCATACAGGACCTAATATCAGAGGAGGTGGTGTGGCGAGCCCACAGCCCTCCGGCAATAGACACCGGACAAATTTGGCGTCCGCATCCGCAGGACTACTTCTCGGTGAAAGAAATGCAGGCAAAAGCATGATTGTGAAGGAGTTAATTGAGCAGGAGGGGCCAAACGTGGCCCCGTTGTCGTCGTTCTTTTTGAGACGCATTCGTGCGACCCTGCTAGTTGTGCCGCACACCCTCATGTTCCAATGGCTAAGTATCTTTCAAGGTGTGGCGTGCCGCGTGTTGTGTATCCACGATAACAAAACGATGAAAAAATACAGCGCTCAAGACTTTGTAGATGCCACCATTGTGATTGTGAGTCACAAGTTTTATTTAAGCTCTTGTCTTGTGCAGGCCCATAAAATGAAGTGCCGACTGTTTGCGGCGGATGTGAACCACCCGTGCCTCCAAGAAGATGCACAAAACATACCAACAACAAAAAACACATTTGCCTTAAATTGGTTTTTGTGGGAGCGAATTGTAGTTGATGAGCTGCTACTGTTCTGCGTCGACAAACTCAAATTTAAAATTACACCACCTCAAATGTGTCAGACAAACAAGTGGTGGGGGCTGCAGGGGGGCGTCCATGAATCCAGCACCATACTGCTTTCCTTTATGATGAACACCATGGGGCTTATATTACCCTTTCTAGACATAAACACATGTTTGCGTCACTTCGTCTACTTTGTGCCCGCGCTCGAGCCGCTCGTGTCCCCATACTACTGGGAGGACCGAACCGTGTTAGTCGATTTAACAGAGCATGAAATTGAGGTGTACAAAACATTGGTGCATCTAGATGCGCCGGAAACGAACTTGGGTGATGTATGTGCAGGCGACCTGACGTTCATGGACGGTTACATGACCACAGTACCGCACTGGATAGACGCCATACCTATTGGCATTGAAGCTATTAACCACTGCCTCATGTTCGATGTTATAAACAACAATAACCAAAGTAGTAGCGAGTACACGGATGACACAGAACAAGATGAAGAACAACAACAACACCCAAATCATGCGATCGACGATTCAACTGTTGTTGTGGTGGTGCGTGATGCTGCTCCAAACAGCGGCAACAACGGCCGTGTTAACGACAGCGCAAACGAGGCGTTTATCATGGAGCATTCCGCCAAAATAGCAGAGCGCCGCGACTACTTTTTAAAAACCGCAATGCAGTTATCCAACAAAGAGATCACCGCCACCACCTGTTCCATTTGTCTTGTCAACGCGTGCGACTGTATTTGTGTGTGCGGACACTTGCTGTGCCACACGTGCATGATCGACCTGTTCCACTCTACCATGGATGAAAACATGTACCCCGACTTGATGGCGCCGTGCCCCACGTGTCGCTGGAACATCGAACCCAACGAGGTGATATGGGTACTGAACAAGAGCATTGGTACAGGGAGCAAGTTTAAACGCATTTCCACCCTGCTGGACGACGCCGCCACTAGAAACGAGTCAACCGTCATTTTTGCGACCGATATTGACATATTAACCAAAATAAACAGCCAGCTAGTTGCGCTAGGCAAGGCGTCGAGGGTGTTGTCGTCCGCGTATAAACCGGTGCGTGATCCGGACAGCAGCAGTGTACTTCTAGTTCCGTATTACAAAACGTTTGGTCTAAAACTTAAACATATAAAAAACGTCATCTTCTTGAACACGCCAGACGCGAAGCCGTACTTGGCGGAGCAACAAGCGCTGGCGTGCATGATGCAAAATGATGGCGGACGTCTAACGGTCCACCGCTTAGTTGCTGTGAACACCGTAGAACATGCTATTGCTGGTATTACCGTCGAACATGCTCCGTCATAATAAACGTTTTTATTGATTTTTTTTTAATAAAGTTACACCAGTTCCGCTCGGCGGAAATGTTCCACTACTCGTCTCGTTCAATGGTATTGTTACGCTAAAGAGAATATCAACGTACTCACGGGTATCGTCGGATTCGCTGTCCATATCGGCTGTCACTCCTAGAGTGTTAGAGTTCACTATCACAAAATCAGAAAAGTTTGATGAAGGAGCCACTTGAGCCACTTGAGCCACTTGAGCCACTTGAGCCACTGGAGCCACTGGAGCCACTTGAGCCACTGGAGCCACTTGAGTCACTGGAGCCACTGGAGCCACTTGAGCCACTTGAGCCACTTGAGCCACTTGAGCCACTTGAGCCACTGGAGCCACTGGAGCCACTGGAGCCACTGGAGCCACTGGAGCCACTGGAGCCACTTGAGCCACTTGAGCCACTTGAGCCACTGGAGCCACTTGAGCCACTTGAGCCACTTGAGCCACTGGAGCCACTGGAGCCACTTGAGCCACTGGAGCCACTGGAGCCACTTGAGCCACTGGAGCCACTGGAGCCACTTGAGGGTGCACCGAAGGACACGGTACAGACACAACTCGGGTATGGTGTGTATCACTAGTAGTACCACTTGTAGTGTGGCGCGTATCAATTGTAGTGTATTGTGTATCACTTGTAGTACCACTTGTAGTGTATTGCGTATCACTTGTAGTACCACTTGTAGTGTGGTGCGTATCACTTGTAGTACCACTTGTAGTGTGGTGCGTATCATTTGTAGTACCACCTAAAGAAGTTTGATCGAGCGTTGGTTCATCGCTCTGCTCGTTCTTGATGTAAACAATTGTGTGTTTTTGAACTTGATTGATAGCGTCTGCAAGGGGTACACTAATGTCTTCGATTTGTATTAGTTGTATTGTTTGAGTGCGCGGCGATTTCCAAACGACAGCTGTTGTTTTAGGGAGGAACTTGCGACGGGGAAAGCAACGGAAACAAAGTATAAACAAACATGACATTTTGGAGATTGTTTAATGAGCTTGTTGAATTGATGGTTTGTTTAAAAAGCAATATATTAAATAAACTACGCTGGAAGAAGATCAGGGTACGCGGCGTTGCACATGAGTTCAAACGCTAATGTAAGAGCCGCGACATCTGCACCTATTTGCGTATGAATAATTTTGTGTCGACGAACGAACACAAAGCCGGGAATTTTGCGTATCTTAAAGTGTTCCACCAAATCCGTCGTGCCAATATCAACCGTGTACATTATGACTTGTCGACTATACTTTGCTGTCAGGGATTCCAACACGGGCTTTATCTGCTTACATGGACCGCAAAAGTTGCCTGTAAAATACAATAACAGTATTTGATCGTTTATGGACGCCTGGTGAAGAGCGCTCTGAGCTTCTGCCGAGCTATTCAACAACATTTATTGTATTCGCGTATAATCTATTCGATACATTTAAAAATCAGTTTAACGCACTTGTTATTTTCTTACATATGATATAAATGAAGACCGCACGCCGCCGCCCAGCGCGTCGGGGCCACGGAAGCCCAACACTAGCAGCGAACGCGAACCAGCCGCGGGCGAGGGCGAGTTACGATGATGATGATGATGATGATAGTTACGATGATGATGATGATGATAGTTATGATGATGTTGATTTTAAGGTTACTAACGAAGAAATAATGCGCGTTAGGCAGCTTCGACAACAGAGAGGAGAAGCAAGGCGAGATGCTATAGGTGCCGAGATCAAAAAGCTAGAAGAAGAAGAGGAAATAGAGGCAAATGAAAAAAAATTACAAGGACATAGTTTACAAGAAGAAGAAGAGGAAGAGGAAGAAGAAGAAGAGGAAGAAGAGCAAGAAGAGGAAGAAGACGAAGATGAAGAAGACGACGAAGACGACAGGGTACACAACATAGATGAACAAAAACGAGCACAACGACTATCTCAAATGTTTCATACACAGAAACTAGCACAACAACAAGCCGACCAAGCACAACAACAAGCAGCACAACAAGCAGCACAACAAGCACAACAACAAGCAGCACAACAAGCACAACAACAAGCAGCACAACAACAAGCAGCACAACAACAAGCACAACAACAAGCACAACAACAAGCACAACAACAAGCACAACAACAAGC